ATTTTCATGATAAAAACATTAATTGTGGGTTATGGCTTTGTTGGAAAAGCAACAGAGTACATGTTAGAGTTTACAGATGCTCAGGTATCTAAACATGATCCTTTGTTGGGTTATGAGGAAGGTAAACAAAAGAAATACGATTTTGTTTTTCTTTGTGTACCTACTCCAGATAATGGTAAGCATTTAGACACTACTCTTTTAGAAAAAGTGTATGAGGAATGGAAAGGTAAAGGACAAATTATTATTAGAAGTACAATAGGTCCCGATCAAGTTAGTTTATTCCCAGATGCGGATTTTATGCCAGAGTTTCTCAGGGAGAAACATTGGAGAGAAGATGTAGTTAGCAAAGAACTTCCCATAGTTACTTCTAATAAAGTTTTGGGTGAATACCTACAAGACTTTTTTATGTTGAAGGACATACATATTGTTAGTGGTAAAGAAGCTATGATGTTTAAGTTGGCTAGGAACACAGCCCTAGCTATGCGAGTAGCATTAGCAAATGACTTTTATGACATTTGTGAAGAACAAGGTATGGACTATGAGAGTATAGAAAAGATGTTATCCCGAGATGTATCAATTGGAGGATCACATTGGAAATGCCCAGGGCCCGACGGTGGTTTAGGTTTTGGGGGAAAATGTTTACCAAAAGACTTGACACATATGGCTAACCTATGTAATAATACAACATATCACAATCATATGTTAGAGGCTTTAAAACAAAATACAATTAGACGTGTCAGGCAATTAGATAAACTCTTGTCTGGTATGGAATGGTAAGGAGATATTATGAGTTTACTTGATAAATTAAAAAAGAACAGCACGATTAAAGAATCAGAAATATTATCTAATTCTAAATTTTTTAATACAAAGGATTTAATACAAACGTCTGTTCCAGCACTTAACGTTGCGTTGAGTGGAAAACTAAATGGAGGACTTACACCTGGCTTGACAGTTTTTGCAGGTCCTTCTAAACACTTTAAGACAGCATTTAGTTTGTTGTTGGCTAAATCCTATCTAGATAAGTATGAGGATGCCATTGTTCTGTTTTACGATTCAGAGTTTGGTTCACCTCAGTCATACTTTCACACCTTTGGTATTGATACTGATCGTGTTGTTCATACACCTATTACAGATATTGAACAGCTTAAACACGATATCATGTCTCAGTTAAATGGATTAGAACGAGGTGATCATGTTATCATTCTTGTTGACTCCGTAGGAAACTTAGCTAGTAAAAAAGAAGTAGAAGATGCCTTAGATGGTAAGAGTGTAGCTGATATGACAAGGGCTAAACAAATGAAGTCGTTGTTTAGAATGATTACACCTCACCTAACACTAAAGGATATTCCTGCAGTGGTTGTTAATCACACATACAAAGAGATTGGATTGTTTCCTAAAGACATTGTTTCTGGTGGAACAGGCATTTATTATTCTGCAGACAATATCTACATCATTGGTAGACAGCAGGAAAAACAAGGTGCTGATCTAGTAGGCTATAATTTTATTATTAATGTTGAAAAGTCTCGCTTTGTTAGAGAGAAGTCTAAAATTCCAATTGAAGTAACTTTTGAAGGTGGTATTAGCAAATGGTCCGGACTTTTGGATATGGCAATGTCTTCTGGACATGTTATTAAACCTAGTAATGGTTGGTATCAAAGAGTAGACATGGAAACAGGTGAAGCAATTGATCCTAAAGTTCGTGCCAAGGATACATACACTAAAGAGTTTTGGTTGCCTGTATTAAAAGACGAAACATTTGTAAAATGGATTGAGAATAGATATCTTATATCCTCAAGCGACGGCATTATTAAAGATGAAGTTTCTGAAGAAGACATTGAAAAAGCCTACGAAGAAGCCTGAGGGATCTTGTGATAGATGTCAAATAACTATCTGGGAAGGCGATAGGGCTCTTTGCTTTCATGGAGAAGGCGGAGAGCTTTATATATGTGAGAATTGTGTAGAAGAAGTAAGACGAGAATATGTGGACGAAAACATACTTTGAAGTTTGGCCTGTATTAGACTGTAATCTTAAATGTGCTCGCTGTAGCATGGCAAGTCCCTACTTTAAAAAGAATACGTTTTTAAATTTTAAGGACTATAAAAAAGATATTGATGTACTAAAACAATGGTTCCACATTGATCTTATACGAATAGGTGGAGGAGAGCCAACACTACATCCTAGAATTGTAGACTTTTTAAAGTACCCTAAGGAGCAGGGCTTTTGTTATAAGACTAATATAATTAGTAACGGCATAAACCTTGTAAAGATGACAGATGAGTTCTGGGAAGCACTTGATATTTTAAACATTAGTGTTTATAAAAATGTAAACATTAACTATGATAAAATTTACAGGCTAATAGAAAATAAACTAGCTCAGTATCCTCATTTGATGTGCCATGAAATTACCAATCCTAATGTTGTAGACAATCTCAAGGCTGTTCAAAAAGACATACATAGTAAAAATTCAACTGTGAATATTCTATCTGGAAACTTTAAAGAGCTGTATAGAAACACTCCTCAAAGAAATGATATGCTAACTGAAATAGCATTCAGAAGATGTTGGATGAAGGATAGTACCTGGGGATTTCACCAAGGAAATTTTTATAGATGTCCGTTATCTTTTGTAAAAGAAAAACTTTACATACAGGAAGGCTTAGACAATCCATATGACTATGGCTTAGATAGAGTTAACCTACACGAAAAAGACAGCAAAGAAAAATTAGAAAAGTTTTTATATGGTCCTATAAGTCATTTACAAGCATGTAAAACATGCTATGCCTTTAATGACGGTGAGGATTATCCTCATGAACAATTAAATAGAATAGACGTGAGAGATATATTACATGTATAAAATTGTAATGACAGGTGGTAATAAGGGTTTCGGTGTTAAACTTTTTGAGCAACTAAAACAAGCAGGACACGAAGTAGAAAGATATAGCAGGTCAAACGGTTATGATATTTCAAAACCAGAGGATCGTCTTTTTATTACCGATGCTACAAATTCATGTGATGTTTTTATAAACTTGGCATACAATCATTCTTCCTTAGATAACTCACAGGAACTAATGATTAAAGAAGTTTATGAGAGGCATTATCCTACACATAATTTATCTAATGCAGTTCCTCAGCGTGATAATGTTAAACCTTTATTGATAACTATAGGAAGCCATGTTGTTTGGTGGGAGGAGTATGGTGAAGAAGCAAAAATGTATCGCCCACCTGATGCAGACTTCTATAGTGAAATTTTAAATTTTGATGTCATGGCAGAATATATAAAATCCAAAAAATCTCATTATGAGTACGTTAAGGATAAAAGGATTTCAAACGTAAGGCTTGGTGCTATTCATTCTGGTGTATCAGCTACAAATCCGGTCACCAAGGATATAGCAATGCCATACGATTCAATGTATAATGTAATTAATTTCATAATGGAAATGTATTTTGATAAAACGATTTTCGTATATGATATTGAGGTAAACTAATTGAATAAAATTTTAATCATGGGACTTCCTGGTAGTGGCAAAACTACATTAGCAAAAGAACTAGCATATCATTTTCTTGTTCCATATTACAATGCAGATACACTAAGAGAGAAGCACGATGATTGGGATTTTACGGAAGAGGGGAGACTAAGGCAGGCTTATCGTATGTCTTTTTACGACTTTGGTATATTTGATTTTGTTTGTCCACTCAAAAAAATGAGAGATATTGTAGATGCAGACTATATAATATGGATGGACACAATTAAAGCAGGAAGATTTGCAGACACTAATAAGATTTTTGAGTCTCCACAAAAATACAATTTAAGGATTAAAACATGGATTGGACAAAACCAACTACTCAACTCCTTGGAAGGTTTCAGCCCTGGCACAAAGGGCATACAGAGCTATTTAAAAGAGCAATTTCCAAGACTGGTCAAGTAGTAATTTTACTCAGGGCTTCTGATGGAACAGAAGGTAATCCCTATGACTTTAACGAACGCTCAGTACAGATTACAACAGCTTTGGCAAAAGAAGGCTTTTATTCTTCAGAACATTATGTTATAATGAATGTTCCTAACATAACACATATTACCTATGGTAGGGACGTTGGTTATAAAATTGAACAGGAAAAATTAGAAGACAAGATAGAGGAAATCTCTGCTACTAATATCCGTAAAGGACTGCAACAAATTGCAGACACCCACCCTATGGAGTAAAATTAATTGAAGACAAGAATTGAAGATGCAATTTTAAATAACCTGCTAACGAATGATAATTACTTTCGAAAAGTAATTCCTTTCTTAAAGGCAGAGTATTTTTCGGGTGAACATAAAATAATTCTAAGAAAAATTGTAGAGTATTCTGAGAAGTACAACGACCCACCCACAAAACAAGCATTAAGAATTTCTGTAGATGAAGATAGAAGTATATCTGAATCTGACTTGCCCGCTGTACAAGAATGGGTAGATGAAATTGCCCAGATAGAGACAGACGAGGCGTGGCTTCTCGATGAAACTGAAAGGTATTGTAAAGACAAAGCAATCTATAATGCTATTATGGAAAGCATTCAAGTTATAGATGGTAAGGATAAACAAAGAGGTCCTGATGCTCTTCCAGGAATGTTATCAGAAGCATTACAGGTTGGTTTTGATAACAACGTAGGACATGATTATATCGAAAATGCTGATCAACGTTTTGAATTTTATCATAGACTAGAAGAAAAGCTACCCTTTGACTTGGAAATGTTTAACAAGATAACAGAGGGAGGCCTTGCTAACAAAACATTAAATATTGCATTGGCAGGCACGGGTGTAGGTAAGTCTTTGTTTATGTGTCATATGGCGGCTGCTTGTATATCTCAAGGTAAAAATGTTTTATACATTACTCTTGAGATGGCAGAGGAAAGGATTGCAGAACGTATAGATGCAAACTTGTTTAATTTGCCTATACATGATTTGAAAGACTTAAGCAAGTCTATGTTTGACGATAGGATATCTAAAATAAATAGCAAAATACAGGGTAGGCTAATTATTAAAGAATATCCAACAGCATCGGCACATGCAGGACACTTTAAAGCGTTATTGAATGAACTTAAACTTAAAAGAAACTTTTCTCCGGACATTATTTTTATTGACTATCTTAATATCTGTTCTTCTAGTAGGTTCAGAGCAGGATCGTCTGCTAACTCATATACTATTATTAAGTCTATAGCAGAAGAGCTAAGAGGACTTGCTGTAGAATATGATGTTCCTATTGTTAGCGCTACACAAACTACAAGGGGCGGTTACAACAGCAGTGATGTAGAACTAACAGATACTTCTGAGTCCTTTGGCTTGCCTGCTACAGCAGATTTAATGTTTGCTCTTATAAGTACAGAGGAGATAGAAAAGTTAGGACAGATGATGGTTAAACAATTAAAGAATAGATATTCTGATCCTACTAGAAACAAAAGATTTATGATAGGCGTTGATAGGGCAAGAATGAAATTGTTTGATTTAGAAAATCCTACAGCAGATCTTCAGGACACAGGTAAAGATGATGGCCCTGTATTTGATAATTCTAAATTTGGTAGCAGGTTTGAGGGCATTAAGTTTTGATTTTAAATTTTTACGGAATAGAATGGGAAACAGTTGATCCCTGGACTACAAAACATGCTGTAGCAATCAGAGACAATCTTCAGTATATGAAGGAATACTTTTTCCTTGACAAGGATCGAGAGTTTTATTTAGAAAAAATTCGATCCTTATGTGAAGAACTTTTAATCCCAGAAACAGCACACTTTAATTTCTCAAATCCTACATTGATGTTTCAGTATTTGGAAACATGGATAGGAGAATCCACAACAGCACAGAGACAATCTTATCTAGATTTAAGAGACTATTTAATATTGTATGAGAAGGCAGACTTTGAGCAACCATTGCATTGGGGGTTTAAAGGTGG